TCAAGTTCATGATGTAAGGCATAACTCCACGTGGTACATAGAATTTAGCACCTTTTGATCTATTACTTGCAATACCATAAATAGCATCGAAGAAGTTTCTTGATACCATATCTTCATATGATGTAGCTGTATTAGAAGCACCAAAAGTAACATCAGTAGACCCACCACCAAGAACACCTGTAAAAGGAGTACTTGTTCCGTTGAATACTTCGTCATCAATCGTCTGACCCAATTCTTCAATCGCGTCACGAGTAATGTAAGAAACGATATCAATCATAGCGTCGTCTAATAGTTCCTGGGAAATGGTTCCCCAAAGACCAAAACGACCTGCTGTGATATCAACATCTGCTGAACTTGGTTCACTTTCAGTTGAAGCACCTTCTTCTGCGGTATAGGTCATAGATACAGATGTACCCTGAACTGGAATATGTAGAATATTACCAGCCATTGGGAATCTACGAGCATCGTTCAATGCAACACTTGTTAGGCGAGCATTTTCGATTACTGTGTTAAACCATTGTTCTGGAACGTATTCTAAACCTTCACCAGCAGTACCTTCTTGCATAGCTGCTTTGCGAATTGCAGGATTCTTGCTCAAAGGAGCAAATACATCAATAAGTTCTTTTACAACTGCGTCACGATCTTTTTCATTCTTTGGCATAAGTTCAGGAGCATCTTTTCCCTGAATTTTAAAGTTAAATCCTTTATAAACATCAGGAGATCCTACTGTAATACCAGAAGCTTTAAGACCATCAGCTTTAACAACTGGAGTTTCCTCAAGTTTTTGTACTTTTTCATCAACTGCTTTCATTCTTTCTTCGAATGAATTAATTTTTACTTCAATATCTTTAACACCATCTTTTACAGCTTTGGAAATAAACTCCAATGCTTTCTTTTCTTTTTCGTCCATTTTATATTACCTACTATGCATAAATTTCTCCTTATGTTAATAGGTTAGATGTTTAGACTTTCGTCCCATTAATCTCTCATCTTAACTTGGAGATGTGGATCTTATAGATCCAATAAATCATATATATGTTGTAGATCACTTTCTTCTTTTTGTTTTAATTCGTGATCAGTTAACATTTCCCAGATATAGTCGAAATCTGTTTTCTCGACTGTCTGGTCCTCATTTATAGTTTGTTCTGGATTTTCATTGATCAAGTCATCATCTAAAGATTTATCAATTTCATCAATCTTATCTTCAACTTCATCAATAAATTCTTGATCTTCAATTTCATCAGCTATCTTTTTTAGATAAAGTTCAATTTCTTTTAACTCAAGATCATCAATAACCTTATCTTCAACAGCTTTCTTAATTGATTTTGATTGAACTAATGCCATTGGATTTGCAGGCACAGGAACTGCTGAAATCTCAAACAATTCACTTTTGTTGAATACATAACCATATTTAGACTTCTCATTCTTCTCTGCCTTATCCCAATCAGGAGCGAATCCTATACTGAACGCATTAATATATCCGCCTTTGGTCAACTTATATACCGTATCCGCAAAACCGTATTCCTCTGGTTTGGCATATTGAATCTTAAACATTAATTTGTTATCTTCTTTCCATACCTTTGTTGCTTTTCCAATTGGTAGATCATCATGTCTATGACTCCATAAGACCACCGGATTCTTTTTATAATTCTTCAGATCAATTCCATCAATTTTGACGATATCACCATCTCGATCTGAAACTTGCTTACTACCAACAGCAACAATCTCACGTTTTTCCTCATCTGTTGATTTAATCTCAATATCAAAAAACTTATAGATTTTTTTGTCCATGATTAATCTCCTAATTAAGTTACTACGGGTGAGAGTGTGCAACGGCAGTTCGGGCTTGATTGTCCCGGATATTTCTCACCACTTGGAAAAGTTGAATTTATAGGAAGTGGTCCAACACTCCCATTTGCAACATGTGATTCTCTTACGTGCTCATCTTTAGCCGTAAGCCATTCTACTTTTGCTACGCCTTCTTTTTCATATTCACCAAGGGAGGCAGCGTTCATTGCGGCAGTTACTTCTGTTCTTGCAATTAATATAGATCTTTTCTTTGCCATCGAATATGTATCTTTAATTGATTCAGCTATTTGATCAATCGTATCTCCATTGGTAATTCCATCATGAATATTCATCTTAACTTGATTCCAAACTGTCGTATTTATACCGGTAATTTTATTAACTCTTTGAACTAACAATGCTTCATCTAACTGCAATGAACGCTCTAACCCAAGGTTATCCAGAGCAAATTGTTGACCTGCTTCGATAATCTCTTTGTAAAATGGGGTAATTGTTTTCATTAACACTTTATTTTCTTCATCTAACACATTAATTCTTTGAACTATCATTTCAGATTCTAATGATTTTTCTTCTTTTGTAAGTAATTGTAACACTTTTTTCATCTGTAAGAAGAAATGATTTTGTATCTTTTTCTTGAACTTTTGTTCTAAATTCTTATGTTGTCTAAGGAAATTCTTTAAAATTCGTTCCTTTTTGATGTCCTTAGACACAAATTTAGTTTCACCATCAAATGATTTCATGTTATTATCAATTGGAGATTCTTCATATTGAATACCTTCGTCTTCAACATTCATTAAGTTCATTGGGAATCTCTTACGATCTCCATAGTCGGTATCATTTAAGAAACCTAGATCGAATCTTTCATTAATCTCATTTCTCGAAAATCCCATCTGAAATAGATACCAAGCAGATTCAATATCTTCTTTGTAAATGTTTTGAAGAACAGGTATTTTAGTGAAATCAAATCTTGCAGTAACAGTTGGATCTATCATACTGATAAATTCAGAATTTAACTTATATTGAATACGAAGTAATAGTGGTTGAATAGCAATTTCCCAGAAGATTCTTTCTTGAACTTCTGCTGTTGCTCTATTAATATTTTCTGTTGCACCGAATATAGTTTTAGGTACACGGAATGTTTCACAGATGATTTCTCTGGTCATAACTCTTGATTCAATGAATGACATTTCCTTTTGAGTTAAACCAACAACCTTGAAATCCATACCACCACGAAGGACCGCAGTTTTGTGTGATTTTGATACACCTTTATGCTGTTGATCCCACAGTGCAGAATATTTACGCAATTCAGAATCAGGGGTATTGTCTTCTTTGTCAGTTGTTAATACAAATCCTGGAACTGCTCCATTTTCAAAGAACTTTTCTTGAAATTCCGATGCTTTATAATCACCTTTAATCTCAAATGATACTGCATCAAGTGGAGATAGACCACGATATGGGTTATATGGGTTATTTGATTTGAAATGAATAACTTCATCTGGTCTTAGGGATATTGTATTGTTGAATAACCAACCTTTTAGCGATTTTGTTTCTTGATCAATAACTTCACGCATTCCACGTGGATCAATAACAATAATTTCAGCTGGCATTTTAGATACACCTGATCTTTGTGCCAAACTCTCAGTTGGATACCAGAACGCTTCTCCATATAGAGAATAAAACATCGCGGTTGTTGAAATTAATTCATAATAAGACATATCACGTCTTGGTTTCATGAATAATCGTCTCAAAGGATGATCTATCGGAATAGGATCAGGACCGCGATAGAAATTCAAAGGCGCTTTTGGTGCAGTATCTGAAATTAAATTAACACATGTATAAATTAAATATGATTGTCTCATTGGTTGAGTTACATTAGAGTTTGCCTGTAACATATTTAACTCAATACCTTTTTTCCATGATGCTGCCCAATCTTTTTCTTTTACATCATTAGAGTTTACAACCTTAATTTGGTTCCCTCTATGATCTAAGACTGCAAGATATTCTGACATTTAATAATCTCCTATATAAATACTAAACTGGCTCTCGGTCGTACTTTCCCCCAATGAGTGTACATTGCATATCTAAATGAATCACAAAGATGGTCGTTAATCTTTATCGGCTCTTCCAATACATTCCCATCTTTATCTTTTCGATACGAATATGCTGGAACTTCCTTACATAAATTAGTTGATTCCTTATCAAGATACATTTTAACTGATTTACAATAATTTATACCATCCTTTACCGATTTATCTGATAATTTTGCTATAAAACCGGAAGATTTCAACTGTTTAATCAATTCTGGTTCAGCAGAATCAACATATATAATTCTTTCACGTCTTGCTTTTAATGGTATTAAACGTGCCATTTCTGCAATTAATTGATTATGTGTAAGTTTTGTATCGTAGATTAATTCCTTGATATAATATTCTTCATCTCTACGACCAATAAATGTTAATGCGCTTGGACTGTTAAACCCATAGTCAAGTCCATAACATGAATCTTTAAATGAATTTTCTTTTGGAAAATCCGTAATAAATTCATAATGATTGTAAATTGATTCAAGAAGTTGACCCCATTCCCCCAATGTATAGATATTATAGTATGTTTGATCAATTTCCTTATATGATTCCAACTCTGCAACGTATTCAGGGTCGGTTTTAAGCAGAAACAGGTTATCTTTGTATGTTGAGTGCATAACTGTTGCATTATGTTTCTTATTCTCGAAAAATTCATTATATAACCATAAAAGCTTGGAAATAGGATTAAAACTGATCGAAATCTGTTTATATGAACTAAATTGACCTCTTAAACGAAGGTTAACCTGTCTAAAGTCATCAATTGTCATTTCATTTGCTTCTTCAAGCCACACAGATGTAATCCCATAGATAGATTTTAATTTTTCTGGGTCATCGAGTCCAGCGCACAATATCTGACTTCCATTCTTAAATGTAAATGTAAGATCGCTTCAATTTATTTTAACAAAATCTTCATCTAAAAGACCCCAATCTTTTAACAATCCTTTAAACAAAGCATAGATAGATTTACGACACGCAGGCATTGTTTTACGAATACATAATACTTTATGAATCGTATCAGTATCCATCCCAACAAAAATCCGAATTAGAATCTTTTGTGCTATAAAGACGCTTTTACCTGAACCAGCACCCCCATAGCATACAAGGTATCTGTTTTTATCCTTTAACAGCGGAAGGAAGCTTGGATTGATAGCATTAT